ATATGTAAGTAAAAAGTCATGTTTTTGTCCAAATTTTTCATCATCGAAATTTTTCGTCCAAATTTTCAAAAATTTTCAAATCTAAATTTCTCGAAAAAAAATCTATATATTTTGCAAAATTTCGGTCCACATATTTTGCAAAATTTCGATTTACATCTATCGTTCACTGCTCATTTTTACATCTATCGTTCACTGCTCATTTTCACATATGATATAAAACATCGCGAAGCGTTAGAACGTCCACGTCGCTGAAGCAGTGCGAACAGGGAGGAATTTTCGACGGATGCGCATGCATCCAGTCCGAAAAGGAGGGAGCCTGCTAATTCATATGTCACATGAACTTTAATTCTATGTGATTCTATATTATAAAAACTAATATATAGAAAAATAATATATATATATAATTATATAATGAAAACCGAAGATATTAGTATTGAAGAAGAACAGTTAAGTACATATCAACACATGTTAGAATGTTACAAAGCGTTTAACATACCAATTCCAGGTGAACAAATAGAAGATCTAGTTGACAACCACAATCTAACAGACGAAACCGAAGATATTAGTATTGAAGAAGAACAGTTAAGTACATATCAACACATGTTAAAATGTTACAAAGCGTTTAACATACCAATTCCAGGTGAACAACTAGAAGATCTAGTTGACAACCACAATCTAACAGACGAAATCGAAGACATCGATTATTCTAAACTTGACCCAGACATACATAAAGCAATAGTGAATTTCTTCATATGGCGCGATAATTTTAAACCATTAGAGGGTAAATTCACTAGAGACAATAATTACTATAACGCATTTGTCTAAAACATATTTGATAGATTATATAGAATATATTATATCAAATATATTAATATAATGGAATATTACAGAATTGTACCAAACATTTTAGAAGACATCAAGAAAAAAGATGGAAGACTTGACTACGGAGTCTATGATTTAGAAATAAGGATAGATGGAGAAAAAAAAGGAGTTAAAGCAATATATATGCCTGAATATACTGGTATTCTTGACGATGACGACGATCTAATTTATGTTTTTAACTCATTTGAAGAAGAATACGATGAAGAATTTGATGTTGTTCCTGATTTAGAAGATCATGATGAAATTCCTAGTTTAGAAGAAGAATTAAAAGAAGCTAGTATTCAATAACAAGTCGAACAATTGGAAGAACTGAACTGTAAATAGTCTCATATTTTGCATTATATTTAGAATAACATTTATCAAATTGAAGAAACGCATATGATAATAATTCAGTATCATCGCGATCTATAAATTTATCTATTTTGTAACCTAGTTTTTCAACGAGCTTACAAGCTTCTTCTTTACTAAAAAAGTAAGAAACAATCACTCTCTGAATTCTACCATCCTTTCTTATTTTTTCCACTTTACCTTCTATAGGAATCTCGAATATTTGTTCTTTTACAGTTTTATACATCATTTATTATAAAATAATATATTAATATTCAATAATAAATTTAACTCCTGGTTTATGACTACTATCAATAGTTTTATATTTAGGTTTAGATCTAAAACTACCTGGATTAAATTGTCTAAATCTAAAATATTCACCACCATCATCCTCAAACCCATATGTCATGTATTTTAGTTCTTTAATTATTCTAAAAGCAGAGTCTAAACTATAAAATTTACTAACAAGTATACTCTGTACATTATCATCTACTCTATTATCATTTAATGTTCTGCTAAATATTGGCATTTATATTATAGATTAAGGATTTATAATATAAATAATCAACTATAGAGAAAGGTGAGCCATTTTTTATTCATTTCCATACAAAAAATATGATGCTTTGATTTCTTGTGATGAGAAACATTAGATTGAGTATACGTATTTTTACATATATCACACACGATTCTTTCATGTTTCGCTGGTCTAGGTTTTCTAGTTTTTCTATTTAACGCTGAAGAATACCTAGATTTAGAAAGAGGCAACCTATTAATTTGTTCTATTTCTTTAACATCTAAATTTATAGGCTCCTTACCTTCATCCAATAACTTATTTATAGATCTCTTTTTATCACGTTCCATTATAACTAATTATTAGTGATATTTTAAAATATTAAAATCCTTATAGCTATTTTCTTACCTAAGTAGTATAATGTCACTATCATTAGAAAAAGGTAAGCCGATTGCATATATAAACGGTGGAAAGTTAAATGACAAAATCATATATGTAAACGATGATAAAGAAGGAGTTAAAGACATAAAATTAAAGACTGGAAAATTTGAATTGCTACTCGATCCTAAAACAAGAGAGGTAATATATATTGCTGGTCCATCTGGAGTAGGGAAATCTACAATAAGTAGATCGTTAATAGAAGTATATAAAGAACTATTTCCTGAGTCTCCGATATTCCTATTTTCCAAATTAACAGATGACCCCGCGTTTGACGATTTACAAAAAGATGGAACAATAAGCAGGGTTGTTTTAAATGAACAAATCATAGAACAACCAATAGAAGTATTAGATGAAGTTGACCCAAACGAGGGTGCTTTGTTTGTGTTTGATGACACAGATACTATAACCAATAAGGGTATACTTGATCAGATAAATAAGTTAAAAAGGGATATTATGGAAGTAGGAAGACATAATAATATATACAGTATACAAACTTCTCATTTAATAAATGGAACAAATAAGAATGATACGAGATACATACTCAACGAACTTAACAAGATGGTAATATTCCCAGGTAGTGGAGGATATAAACAACAGAGATATGTATTAGAGAATTATTGGGGACTAAATAAAAAACAGATAGAAAAACTACTTGGAACAAATTCCAGATGGTTATGTATATCAAAAAATTATCCACAATATGTAGTAACCGAGACAGAATGTTATTTGTTAAAATAAATAATATAATATAATATAATATATGTGCTATAATAAGGAATTAGTTGCTATTTGTATAGATAATAAGGTAAGCAAAGATAAAATATATGATATACTAGGTAGTTTAAGATCTACTGATTTTTTAAAATTAGATGGTGCATTATTAGCAGAATATCTAGATGGCGATGAATGTTATATAAGACTTAATAATAACTATGACATTTATGTTAACGATAAATTATACATCAAACCTAAACTAGGAGAGATAGAAATTTATGAAGATCATCAAGTAGATTACATACCTCATGTTCTAGTGAAATACAGAGCGAAGATAGAGAATTTAGATAGATTATTGCTAAATTTTCCAATGTTAAAAATAACGAAACATGGATCATTTTCAAATAAAAAATTTATGTTAGAGTTTGAGTAAATATTAAATTATTAAATAGTTTAATATTTAGCTAAACGTGTTTTAAGACCTTTCTTAGTAACTTTTTTACCTCCGTATGCAGGTTCATAAAGTACTCCACCTTGAGCTCCATAACCGTATTGTCTAGCTTTATCAGCTAATCCTGTTTTACCGAATGCATCTAATCCGTGTGAGATTGCTTGTGTATCTTTCAAAAATTTATTTCCTTTTCTTGCAACGTTAATGGCTTTGCTAGTTAAATTCTTAAATTTTTCTAAAGCAGAACCTCCGTAAATCTTACCTAATAAGTTGTAATCGATACTATGATCAATTGGAGTATTCACAACATCATCTTCATTAATTACACCGATATATGATCTAGCTGAGTTATCATAAATTTCTAAAACTCCGTCATATACACAAATAATATTAAGATCGACAGCAAAAGTATTAAAGGTTGTTATACCAGCCACAGCACTAACAGGACAACAATTTTGAACTTCAACTGTTACTTTTAAGTTCTTTTGACATAACATACCCTCAGATTCATTAGAAGCTAAAGGAAGATCTCCAGATGGAACAATACAAATTACCGAACCAACAGTACCGTTAAGTTCTTGTTCTAGTACAGGAGGATCAGGAGGAGCCTTAAAAGCAGGCATTTTAGAAGCAGTACCATAAAATTCAACAAATCCTAATTTTAATCCATTTTTACAACTCATTTGATAAAGATTAAGAATATCAGCTCCTGCAAATAATGAATTTTGATTACCCCAATCAAGACTAAGTTTATTTATTCTTAGATATGTATTAGTAGAGTAAATACTTTGGTTTAATCCGCTATTAACTTCAGCATCAGATCTATTAGCATATATAAATATTTTTCTAGGTATTGAATTTAATGAAATTTGATTACTTGATAACTGTCTTGTTGCTCCAGGTGCAAGTTTATTATTTATATCGAAAGAATTATTATATCTAGTTATTTCAAAATATGGGTATTGGATAAGTCTTGGTATTGCTTGAGTAATAGGTGGGGATAACCAATTTACGTACATATTTGGTTTATCGTAAATTACTACATTAAGAGATGTAATTCTGTCGTTATCAACTGAGCCGCCATTATCAACCGCTTGTAAAGATCTTGACCACATTCTATAAAGGTTAGTTAGCGTAAAAACAAACTGTAAGTTATCTAAGCCAACTAATCCAGGAACTTGGTCATTATTCCAAATACAAGGTGGTAAAAATATAAACTCCCTAATCTTTGCCTCCAACACACAAGTCCATTCACCTGCAACATTATTTGCTGGTCTAGTTTGACTAAGTCTTACAAGTGGATATGCTCCTCTTGGTACTTGAACTGCATTGTTAATATATGGGGCTAACGGATTATTTATTCCACCGATATCCTCATAATAACCTTGAGTATAATCCATCATATTAGGTCCTACTGAGTTAGCTCCATTTAAAAAATCACCATCAGTATGATATCTACTTAATGGATGTATGATATCTTTTAACTGACAGCTAACAGAGTAACCATTTATTTTCATCTGTATGGACTCAACACAAGATGAAAATGGCATGTATCTAAATCCATCAGTATTTGCTGTTATTGGAATTCGATCGTTAGCCAATGTATTGTCGCCACCAGCAAAGTATCTTGCCGTAAAAGTTAACCGAACTGGAACTTCAACTTCCATTACTCTATCAGCAATAGTCCATTTAGATGGAGGCTTGAGATTAAAGTTAATACTACTACTAGAATATGAGTCAGCTGGATATGATATATAAGTGCTATTTTCGGCAGATTTTGTTATGACCCATGGTCTTTTTCCATTTCCGAAATCTAATCTTGGTTCGTATATTGCAACCTTGTCTACTTTAAAGTCCATTATATTATAATAATACAAAATAAATAAATTAAATTTACATTAATTTATTTATCCTCAGTATATGAACTTTTTTTTATAAATACTATTTTTACGCTTATAACTTGATTATATGGACATTGTAATAAAAACTTCCTACCAAATCGATCTACCCAATAAAGAGACATATCTAATTTAGTAAGTGGTGTAGTTGACATTAAATTTATTAATTGATATGGACCATCAAGTACAAAATATAAAATACCCCTAGAGTCTCCACCGTTGTTAAGCACAGGTTCAAAATCTTTTAAGAAAATTTGAGATTCTGTATTACTACTTCCAGCACTTTGTAAAGCTGGTGCGTATTCTTCTCTAATAGGGATCATATTGGATGTTATTTGTAAACTTTTAAAAACATTCCATGTTACTAAATTCGGAAAATCTTGAGTCATTTTATAATAATCAGGAGGAGAAGCAGGTGGAACAAAACTAGGATTATACCAATTATTTTTTAAATCCTTTACAATAAATTGCACATCTTTACCGTTAGCAGCATATGAATTAGATCCAGTTCCCAAATAATTAACTTCAATACCATCATAATAAACAAATAACTTGTAATTCATGAAAATATTTATAGGATTTAATAAAGTTCTATCATAAAATTGTCTCTGCGCTACTAAACTGATCAGTTGTGTAGCCGAATCAAATTCAAAATAAGGTGCTTCGGACCCGACTGGTAACCCCCCAGATGCTACGTCTAATGCGTTAAAAGCGGTTACAAATGTATTGTTAACCATATCGATAAATTCCTGATAATTATAAATCCAGTAATAAATCGACGATGTGTTAGCTAAAGGAGAAGAAGGTGTAATACTATTTATTGGTACATTTGGATTACCGCTAACAAATTGCACAAACGTCTGACCTGAACTGAATCCGTTATATTCTAATGATAAAGAATAAACAGTGTTGTTGACATTAGTGTTAGGATATGGCTGTATTTCAGGTATAAAAATTGGAATATTTTGACATGGAATACTAAATCTAACTACAGATAAATAATAGTCAGAAGGATTGTTAATAAATACATCATCTAAATTTTGTTGAAATCTAGCGTCAAATAATGGATTAGTGTCAATTTTTTCACCAATAATGAAATTATAATATATTCTGTCGCCATCATCTTCAACTATTACATCTCTACCTCCTTGTTTTTTAAATATACGTTTAGCACTCATTATTATATAATATGATATATATTATTAATTATAAACATCTTGCGTTAGTAAGGATACTAATTCGTCCGGTTTATACGGTGTAGAAAACATGAGATCCCTGAATTCATATTCGTCTAGGTCTCTCAACCATAACCTAACTACACAAAATCTACCACAAGTGTTTACATCTTTCTTATCCTCCTGAAATTTAAAATTATTGAATCTTATTTCATATTTATTGTATGCATCTAATAGCATTTTCGTTAATAAAGGTAAATCCATCCCTCCTGTTTTTCTAAAATATGGATCCATTTTATAATCTAAAGCTGAATCAACCATTTCACCATAAGAATCAAAAAACTGTATTACTCCTGGTTTTTGTTTAAATATACAACACCAGTGACCATAATTTTCCTTTGTGAGATATAATATAACACATGCTCCATATTTACCAAGTAGCTCATCAATATTTTTAAATTTTTTGATGTCAGGGTACAATACTAAGTTAATTTTTTTATTCAGTAGATTCATAACATCGTAATTTGATAATGATATTTTTTCTAAATGTTTTATGAATTTCTTATCCATAAATGAAATATATTATAACTCATATATTTTATTTATGATATTCCTGTTCAGATTTAGGAGGTAAATATTTAGAAGGGGGAGGCATAAACTGTTTGATCTCTGGGTCATTTTTTATAAGTTTCATTAATAGTTCGTCTAAGATTATCCCAATTTTTTCAATGTATCCATTAATGCTTTTTAATCTATCAGTATCATAAGATACAATATCAGTGGATAAATTTATTATCGTATTAAGTATTTTAAAAATTACGTTTCTCTTATTTTCACTAAGACCAGATAACCCATGTACATACTGATTCATAACAGTTACATATTGTACTATAATTCTCTGATATTGTATTTTTCCTTTTTCTTCTGGATTCTTAGTTATAAAATCTATCATGTTTTTAGTGTATGTGAGTATGTAATACAATGTACCAAGTTCACTTTTTAGTATTCTTACTATTTTATCGATATCTTTACCACCAGTTAACTTATTAAGAGAAAACATACGCTTTATCATTTTTATTGGGTTGTAATCTATCACAGAATAGTATAAATGATATATTGATTTTTTTAGTTCATTTAACATATTTTCGCCGATATCATCGTAAGTGTTTATACCTATCTCTTTACCATTCTCGATATAATTTAGTATGAAGAAATTAGATATATCTAATAACTTATCATCTTCTAAAATAGCATATCCTTCAATATTTATTACTGATTTACTTAAACATGCTTCAGATATATTAATAATTAAACCACCTTTTAATGTTTTAAAACCATTGTTGATATCTGATGAAGACCATCTTATTTTTCTATGATCATCAAGTATTTTCACAATATTTTCATAATATTCCTGGTTCATATTTTTACAATTTTTAATATAATTATATTCATCCATGTTAATCAAATTATTCGAGTACAGATTATCTATTTCTTCCATTGTTGATCTATCTGGTATTATTTTTCCTTTACGTAATACCCCTATGTTAGAAGGATAACGATAGTCAATACCTAACTTAACATGATCATATATTAATTCTTCTGATTTCATTATTTTATCGGTAACATGCCTTATTCCATTAACAAACATTTGTATTGTCTGCTGTTCAGAACCACTTGTTACAATCTCCATTATATCCAAATCAGATGGGTAGAATGAAGAAGACGACATAGAAGATCCTACTATTTTGGCGTTATCTTTCGAAATTGTAAATGCTTTTAGTGCAAAATATAACTCTCTTGTTAACGAATATAATGGCGAAGAAGAAAAATATGATGATTCTTTTTCACTATCTTCACTATCTTCATTATCTATTACATTTTTTATTTCTTCATTTAATTTTTCAATATCATGTTTAAATGTTATCTGATCAAATTTTTTATCCACTGGCGGGACGTCTTCTTCGTTATAAATACCATCGTAAAGATCACCTCCATAATAATAATCGAAAAATTCATTATTATCGACTCTGCCTTTACCAATAATTTTGTTATAGTATGCTTTACTGTTGTGTAAGTTAGCAAAATTTTTTACAACTTCTGGTCTACGAATTTTTCTATAAAAATCAGGAGAATCTTCACTTGGTTGATCATAATTAGGATAATAATAACCCTCTGTATTATCATCATCTCCGTATTTACTTTCTTTGTGATGATATCCTTCTTCAGACGGGTAATTATTGCTACCTGCTGAAATATACGATTGTGTTGGAGTTTTAACCATTCCATACTCAGCTCTCTTCTTATTATAGTTAGAATTAAGTATGTTGATAACGTTTTGATATTCTCTTACTCTTTTCTGTTTCTTAATAAAATTTATTTGTCTTTCAATTTCATCATCATCTAAACCTCTGTCTTCTAAATATGCTCTAAACTCTTCGATGTTGCTGTAATCAACTTGACCATCATCATCAATATCTACTTCAAAATCTTCATCTTCAAGAACTACCGGAACGATTGGAGTACCTTTATCTAAGGTTAAGGATAGTGGATTATTTTTAATCAGATCGTCTAGATAGTCGATATCATTCGATGTAGCATCTCTATCTGTCTCGAGTCTTGCTAACTCACCCTTGTATCCTCCTATCTCCATATTCAGATCAGTAATGTTTTTTTCGAAGTTATCAATCTGTGCTTTAGTCTTTTTAATATTATCTTCTATCGCGTCTAACTTCGCCTGGGATATCCCAGGTGTATTAATTAATTGTTCTAACCGTTTAAGTATTGCCTCCGATGTTGCCAGATCCTTCTTTTCCGCACGTAAAGAACTTTTCACTCGATTCAATTCTTTTTTTCCAGCATCGATTTCGTTATTTAACACCTTAAGATTGTCACTCTTTAATTCACGTTCTGCTTGATATGTTTTTAGTGTTGCTAAAAGTGCATTAACATCAGCTTCTTTCTGCTTTTGAACCACAAGAGGAACATCAGGATCATCAAAATCTGGATCGAATGGATCATATGCTTTAAAATTAGAATCATGTTCATTATCAATGTTCTGGAGTTCTTGTAATGACGAATCAGCTACGTCATATGTGGTTCTCGCCGTATTTATACCGAGTAATTGTTCTCTATTTCTTATTATCTGATCTTTTTCTATTTTAATCAGTTTTCTTGCAGCCTTCAACTTCTCTCCTTTTAAAAGTGGTATCTCTTTTTTTAGCGATTCTAATTTTTTCTCGGCTCTCTGTAAGCTACCTGTATATGGACTTTTATTAAATTTTGTATAAAAATCAACAAAGTATTTATCAAAAAATGGATCCTTGAAATCTGAACCATATTCTTGAAATAGTGCATCCTTAAGTCCTAGATCCAGTGTATTCCTTGGTTTTCCTTTTTTCAGATGATTTTTTATTTTTGTAAGTCCATCGTCACCAACAATTGTTCTAAGATTAAGGAAATGTTTAGATGCGATTCTTCCTTTGCTAGATAATGTACCACCTTTATAGTTCGTTAATTTTCTTAACGTTTTTCTTTTACTATTATTCATAATATATATTAATTAGAATATTATATATTATGCATATAGTTTAATTAACGTCTACGTCTTCCATACCCTAGAGCCTGAGCTACTAATGCGGCATCTTGCGCATAACCACTTAATGGTGTTGGGATAGCAGAAAGAGCTCTTAGTGTTTTACTAATCGCCTTTTTATCTCTAAGAGTTTTATTAACTTTGGAAGCTTTTTCTCTAAAACTAGCGCCAGCCATCGCACCAGCCATTGCTCCGGCTCTTGTTCCTCTTCCTCGTTTTACACTTTTACTTCCACTTTTAGATTTTGGTTTATATGATGTTCTTGCTTTTACCATCGCTTCTTTCCATGTTAAATTTGGGTGAGCTTTCCAATATTTTTTAACATGTGCTATATATCCTGATTTAGCGACACCTTTACCACCTGTTTTTCTTTTAGTAGTCTTACTACCTGTTTTTCTTTTAGTAGTCTTACTACCTGTTTTTCTAACAGATTTACTATTAGATCTTCTAACTGTTTTACTACCTCCTCTAGTTCCTCTAACTAGCATACTTAAAACTTCATCTTCTAACATTGTTATATTATTAATTAATAAAATTATATTAATTAATAATTTAGTCAATCATGTAACTGAAAGTCACAGGTTCTCCAAATTGGAAATGTGTTGTAGCAGGCCAATCTACTCGGTTATCAGTATGTCTATCATATGGTCGCAGGATTGCGATTCCAGGTTGATTAACAACACCAGCATTAACATCATTAATATTTGGTTCAATTCTAAAATCAACGGTATAATCGGCAGGGCTAGGTGTCGCACCAGGATATTCTATATATCTTAATCCAACATCACTTACTGTTCCAGATGCGTTAAAATATCCTTCTGGTATTGGCCAAATATATAAAAATCTATCTTCAGCTGCTCCAGATTGTACATTAACAGTCGTAAACGCAGGTATTCTACAATAAACCACATTTCCTATTTTAGTAAAGTGTACATCTGATAAGTTGTCTGATTGTGTCGAAGCCCCATTATAGTGGTTAATTTTCATGTTAGATGCTGAGGTTGTAGAGTAACCGAATGCTTCTCCTTTTATTGTTATACTGTCGACAGTGATGCTGTTGGCATATAAATTGTAGCCATTTGGTGATAAAATATTACTAAGACTCATATAATATAGACTATATTTTTTAATATCATAATATATTATACATGTCTCTTAGTAATATTTTATCACCAAATGGCTACAATTTATATGCGAATAATGTAAGCTCTCCAAATGTAGACTTAGTAACTATCAATCATTTACCTTATCCTCCTGGTGGTGGTGCTGTTCCTAGTCCACTAGTAAACAATAAGATGTTACGTGTTAATAATACAGGTACCGCTATGTTGTGGGGAGATGTTAGTTTAGCTAATCTACCAGGTGGTACGGTTGGTGATGTTTTAAAAACTGTAGCACCTTCCACAGTAGCATGGGATGTTATTAAACCAGAAGATATAACACCTGGAACAGCTGATCAAATATTTCATGTTAAAAGTGATGGTAGTGCTGCGGAATGGACTACTAATTTAACTGTACCTGGAGATACTATTATACAAAAATTAGATGTTAATGATCAACTTACATTTAATAATGTAGCTGGAACAAATGGTCAAATTATTGTATCTGACGGAAGTGGTATTCCTTCATGGCAAAATTTAGTAGTTCCTGCTAATTCTATCACTGCTGGTGCTGATTACACTGTATTGACTTCTGCTGGTGGATCAGCATTATGGATTACTCCATCTGTAGTTAACCAAATTAAATATGGAACTACATTTTTAGCTCAAAACATAAATGCTGCTGCGGGTCCTACAGCTCTTCAGTTTAGTACTTCGACGTTTATTAACTCTGCCATTTCTAATGTTGGGGTACCAGTTAATATCACCCAACCATCAGCTACTGAGTTTACGATTGGTACTTCTAGTGTTTACAATATTGATATCACTGGTTACGTTCGCCTTACGCCTGATGGATTAGGTAATCCTGTTGTCACATTATCTTTAGAAGTTGCAGGAACAGAAAAAACAGACTATTGTATTGTATGTAGTGACAATTACTCATTCAGTGGGAGATTCCCTGCTGTATTTATTACTGCTAGTCAGAATATTAGAGTATTGGCTAGACGAGTAGTTGGTACTGCTGCTTTGACTACTTTTGCTAATGGATTACCTGCTCCGTCATTTGCTTCTTCTATCTTAATTTCAACAGTTTAGATATAATATTTGTTTATTAACATATATTATACTATGTTATTGTCTTATAAGCTGACATAGTATATAATAATATGATATACAATTATATACTAATTGTTATTTTTTTGATAGTTACTAATGTATTCTTTGTATTTTTCTGTTTTTTGATATTTTCTGAATGCTTTTTTTCTTGCTAACATACCTTTTTCACTATCATTGTATCTCTTTTTCTGTTCTTTCAATCTTTCTTTTCTTTCTTCGTCTGTGTATATTCTTTTTCTAGCCATTATGAATTTCTATATATTATACTATATATATTATATGTAGAAATTTATTTTTAAATTAAATTAGTCTTCGATGTTATCGAAAACCTCTTCCTTGATTATGTCATCATTATATTCTTCATCGACATCATCAACTTGGTCTTCTTCAGTAAAACATATAACTCTAGTAAACTTAGTTCTTGTTTGTATCATACCATATCCAACATTGTAACAAGGTTTTCTTCCTGATAATAAATCGAACTCAACAGATCCACCGTTATAAAGATGTTTATATAATTTATATTCTGTAAATTTGTTTTTACTACCTTCAAAAATATTGTTCGCTTTGATTTTTAATACATCATCAGGTACTCCCTTCATCCTACAATGTGTTCTGTATTCACCATTCTCATATTTTATAACATCAATGTATGCTTTCTTTCCTAATATTATAGTTTTAGTCGCGTATAATGGTTTAATATCTTTACCTTTACCTACTTTTATTTCAGCAAAATCATTATGAAACTGACCTAATTTTTTACCTATTAATTCTCTGCCATATTTTTTGATATATTTTTTATTTAGATATTCAATTTTATCATTTTCAATATGCATAGAATCTGTATCCTGGTAATATATTTTTACACCAATATCTTCAGCTAAACACATTACCTCATTCATGATCCTTTTAGACATCGCTAGTATTTCACTACCGATATGACATAAATTAAAATGATCATGAATTGGTTTTCTTGTTTTTACAATATATTTATTACAATCTGGTAATTTTTCTGATTCTAAAATATTATTATAATTTTTGTAGATGTAGTCATGTAATTTATCTTTAGCATCTTCCTTATCTTTACCGTTTATAAATTTGATTTCTGTGTCGTTTGCTTTCATTATAGTTTTACCATATGCTGAATTCATAATAAGTTTATAAAGATTCTCAATAGGGTTTTCTTTAGATTTAAATTCTTGTCTAAGATTGAATACACTGGATATTATTTCTCCTATTTTAGAACATCTACCTTCGTCAAAATAATAACCATCAAGTATTTCAAAATGTTTACTTTTAACATTATGAAATTCGATCAAATCCTCTAACATAATTTTATTAACATAAACAACATTATTAGTTTCGTCGAATTCATTACTAAATACTCGAACTCCATCTTTTTTAATATATGACATCAAAGGGAAATCTCTCTTTGTTGGTATCTTTAGTAATTTTATTCTTATAAAATAACCGTCAACCGAATTTAAAAAATTCATATTTAAATTTTTTCTTTTAATAACTTTAGGTTTTCCTTTAAGATAACCACCTATTTCGGATAGTCTTTTCATAGCACTTGGGTATAATGATACTCCATCAAAATCATTTAATTTTTCATTCAAAAAATACATTAAATTTTGACTTGACATACATCTTCCTCCAACTGCTGTATTCTGAATATAATACCTGGCCATTCCACTAATTGAATAACATCCTTTATAGCAACCTGTTTTTTTAAAGTATTCATCAGATATTGATGATATTGTTAAGAAATCATCGATATTGATACCTAATTGGTCTATTATCCAACTCTTAAAAACGAAATATCCAGTCATCATTAATTCAACGTCCCTTTCACAGTAGTATCTAGCGTAACCTATGTGATTAAAATGATCATTTATTTTAAAACCCATATCTTCAATATTTTTTAAGAATATAACTTTATCTCCTTCACTCAAATATTTAAGAGCGTCATCTATTTTAATACAATTTGATTTAACTGATTCTTTATTATATACAGCATAAGGCATCACCTCCTTTACTAAATCTTTTTTTAGGTTAAATACACTGTTAAATGCTTCTAACTTACAATCAACGATAGCCCATGTGTCTTTTAAATTGAACGTCATTCCATAATAACCAAATTGACCACCACATACCTTATTTCCAGCTCTATATATCGGGTTATACCAACTCATATATTTGTTTAAAAATTGTATATCATATGTTATATTGTGTGCATAAAGTGTGAACTTAAATAACTTATTTATTAGTGACCATCTTAATTTTTTATCTTTAGTTGTTTTCTTGTTCTCTATTTTGTATTCATTTATTAATAAATCATTTATCTTATTATACACATGTTTTAAAAACTCATTACCACATTCTGAACCAGTATATGTTGTCATTTTTCCTATTTTTTCGTTGATGTCATTCTTGTATATACAAAAAGAAACAAGATATGCTTCGTGTTTATAACCTTCAGTTGTAGATTCAAAGTCAAAACCTATTTTAATATCTATTTTTTTATCAAATAAATTTTCATTATTTTCGTAATATTTTTTAAAATCTGGAAATTTGTTTAATAAGTCTTTATCTATTTTTACATACTTAATATCTTTTGGTTTAACTTTTCTAACTTGTTCTTCAGTAATTGGTGTTAACTGAATGTTATTGTTTATTAATTTTTTATAATCATAAAACACTAAGGATTCATCTCCTAATTTGATGTTATGGAAAAAATTATTCTCAAATAGATTTAGCACTAATCTAAAAGAATTATTACTAAATTTTTTATTATAAAATGCATCTTTACCTTTAGTATTTTTAACTATTTTACCTAGTTTCCACCATTCGTCTTTATGTTTAACTTTATCATAGTTATTTATAGAAATATTAGATATGTCAACTTCTTCATTAATAAAGAAATGATTTTTAACTAGACATAATTTTATTTCTTTTTCACCTTTCTTGTTAAAATTATGGAATTTTCTTTTATCATCACAGCTAACTATTATGTTTAGATTATTATTTTCTGCTACATTTTCAAGATATTTCAATGGTATTGTTCCACTATTACATTTTAATCGTAGATCATTTAGTATAGATTCATCAACTCCGCATAATTTTAATGAATGGATTAAACAATTTTCTTCGTTCCCTAATTTGTTTATGGTTTCGTCACTGTATATTTGATATCTTTCTAGTTTTTCTAGTAGATATTCATTATAATCATCTTTTTTGATATAGTAACCGAAGAAACCGCCTTCTCTTTTGTTATTCTTACCTTTCTTTTTTATGTATGATATTTGAAAATACTCAACTAATTGGATCGGTATTTCTGCTTTATAATACTCCTCTCCTTTTTCTCTATTAAATGATCCGTTATTAATTGTCCTGTATTCACTATAAGGTAAAGGTTTCCCATCGTTCATTAACACTATTTTAAATTTTATTACCAATTTGTAACCATCCTTATTATTTATATTTTGTATAGAATCGTAAACATTATCCCATGTAAAATTTTCAAATAATAATTTTCTTTCTTTCCGAACACCTCTTACTTTGTAATTAGTCATCACATTTAAATTTGTGTAATCATTTTTACTTATTCTTACTCTATTTTTATTTTTTATGATAAATGGATTTATTTTGTTTTTTAATATATTTTTAGTTACATAATTGGAGTCTTCTTCTTTTATTTTATCTCTAATTTTTTCTAAATACATAATTGACGCATTTCTACTAGATGTGTTTTTAGGTTTATTGTATCTTATCCTATATTTTCGAGCATAATATAATCCCATTTTTTTAGAATCTAGACCCGTAATTTCCTTATAAAGATCTGCAGATATTTTTCTCGACATCTTATAATCTAATATATAGAAAATAATTATATTTTTAAACGACATTATATCCACCAAGTTGGACGAATCACATAGAATTAAAGTTCATGTGACATATGAATTAGCAGGCTCCCTCCTTTTCGGACTGGATGCATGCGCATCCGTCGAAAATTCCTCCCTGTTCGCACTGCTTCAGCGACGTGGACGTTCTAACGCTTCGCGATGTTTTATATCATATGTGAAAATGAGCAGTGAACGATAGATGTAAAAATGAGCAGTGAACGATAGATGTAAATCGAAATTTTGCAAAATATGTGGACCGAAATTTTGCAAAATATATAGATTTTTTTTCGAGAAATTTAGATTTGAAAATTTTTGAAAATTTGGACGAAAAATTTCGATGATGAAAAATTTGGACAAAAACATGACTTTTTACTTACATAT